AGAATCATCCATACGCTTTACCATTGTTAAGTTATCGTAATCGTCTGATTACTACAAAACAGGCATCTGCATTGAGACACTTTATATTTTTATGGATATTATCACAACTTTTTTTGATTGACACCCTTTTGAAGTGATCCGTTTCGACCAAAGGTGGATCAATCCTCTTCGGAATGTCAATGAAAGAACACGGTCAATAAATTATCTGATAACTTTTGATTTGTTTTCAAGTTTATTGTTACAAATCAATATCTTTTACTTTGTTGCCAAAAAACTTTTTTATCTTTTCTTTTTTTGGAGGCTCATCTAAAACGAATTTGGCTTCCTCAAATTTTTTATCTATTTTTTTCAAGATTGATTCGCGCATCAAGTCCAGATAATCAGGGTAATTATCAGGAAAATATCGAGCCATCAATGTCACAATTTGCTCAGTTTTATTTAAGCCCATATTTTTATGAACATCATTCATCATTTTCCAAGCTTTACCGCCGACGTGAACATAAACAGTTCCAGACTTCTTTTGTCTCCAACCATCACTTTTTGACATCATTTAACTCCTTTGCTTTTTGAAACTTATCTCTGCCCTCTTTAAGAGACAAATCTTTAATTTCCGGCTTCTCCCAAGATTGATTCATATTATGATCAGCTATGGCAGAGTTAGCATAGCCAACGCTGTATCCTCTATCATAATATTTTGACATCCCTGATCTGTGCAGGAGTCCATTTTCTGCATCTTTCAAACCCTGCATATAATCATCTTCCATTTGTATCTCATTCATTTTATGCACCCTCTAGTCCTTGCACATAGTCTCTTACTTTGTAAGCCTCTATTATTTCTTCAGAAGCGCCCGTTAGATTTAAAACTTTTCTATCCGCTGTCATGTAAAAAGCTCCTCTCGTTCCTTCTGTACACCAAATGCAATGCGCGATGGCAAAATCTCTTTTTAACCAAATTTGATAAACCTTATCAAAGTCTGCACAATCGTCCCTTGTATCAATATCCAGAAACGTCTCCCCAATTTTTAAATCTTGAAACGTAGTAGTCCAATCTTTTTCTATATTCATTTTAAGTTCCTTAATATTTGTGTTGATAATGATGAGAAATTTATGACTCTTCGATCAGGCATGATATAAAAAAATTCTTTCGTTCCCTCTAAAGAGCATGTTGAAAATAAACAAAAAGCTGATTCAAAATCTGTTTTAAGCCATATCTGAAAAGAATCCGAATCACGAACAGGTGATTCTGAGTCAATAAATATATCACCCACTTTTAACTTATCAAATGCGGTAACAGGATTTTTTAGGTTAAGTTTCATTTTAAATCCTCTCTCCATTAAAGTTTCCGAATGTATAGCATACCAGACATTTAACCATAAGTCAAACCCAAATTGGGTAATTAAAATGTAAAATTAAGTTGACTTTTTGTTTATGTATAGTATTATATACTTATAAAACAAAAGGAGAAAAAAATGGAATCAACAAATTTTGAAAACTGGCTCAACACATTTATTGATGAAAAAGAATTTGATTTGCAAATGATATTTGAAGTAGAGGGACCGAGTGGATTAAACATCATGCCTTTTTGGATAGTAAGAGATGCGATTTTAGGAACCACATCAGAAGAGCAAGCTCAAATAAAAAATACTTTGATTCAGATAGATTTTAGAAACGGAGACATAGGACATTTTTTTAAACATTTAGCGCAAGCAATAGCGAAGTAAATAAAAGGGGCTTCGGCCTCTTTTTTTAAATAAATCAAAAAAATAACTTGATTTTCTGATACTCCAAGTATATTATAATATACATAAACGAAACAAAGGAAAAAAAATGAAAAAGCCAAAAATAAATAAAAACCTTTTTGAAAATTGGAGCACTTCGGACCTTAAAAATCATCTAAAATATTTAGATACGAAATTGCCAACGGAACATACGATAACATCAGCAATTTTTATCGAAGAAGTTTTAGAAGAAAGATTTTTAAAAAATTAAAAATAATTAAGAATCAACAGAATCCTCAACATCTGTATAAACAATTACACATCTGCAATTAATTACATTGGCAGGACCGCCCTTCGGATCGCCAACAAAATCCATTTCACGACCTCCTACTTTAAAAGATTCGCTCATCGATATCTTTGTCCCACTGACCTCTGCATGAGCTGTTCGGGTTCTCGCATCATTTGTTGCGACCCATTCTTTAACCATTGCGACCCCGTAACTGTCGCCAACGGTCTGGTGATAATTATGATGAGCAAAACCCGTCGCGGAGTGCGTTTCCGTCCTCGCAATCAAAGCGGCTCTGTTTTTATTTATTCTTCTGAATTTCTTTCTAAGCTCCCTTGCAATTTCTGGAACAGAGCGATCCTCTAACCGTAACCGTTCGATTTCTCGAAGAATTAAAATTCCTTGATTCCTTGAAATATTCGTAAATAAAACTTCTCTTTGCAAAAAGTAAGCGGCGACCACTTCTTCGAATTCTATTGATCTCCCAAAATCAAATGGCTCTTCTTGTTTCTGATCAATTCGATTATAGGCCTCATCATTATAATCATAGATAGCTTTAAATATTCTTTTTAACTGTGCCTTAATAAGTGACTCTAATTCAAGATTGATAAGTTGGACAACATTACCACTACTCATCGCAGAATCTTGGTTAATAGTGCGTGAAATAATGTTTACGTTTTTATTAAAACTTGTTTCTATTTTTTTTTGAAACCCACGGGCTAAATTATCTCTTAATCGCGCCTGCTCCCGTGCATATTTTACGGCATTGACTCTGCCTTGCCTAAAACCAACTATCTGCTTTACTGCATTATTTTTCATTTATTTTTTAGTGCTTTTTGGATGTCCTTTTGGTAACAAATCTGTATCAAATGCCGCCCCTTGAAATCTTCCTGTTCTCAAAACGTACAAAAGAGCGTTGACTCTGGCAAATGCCCACTGATCAGGACCACTTACATTCGGACGCACCGATTGGGGATTGTTGTAATACGCCCCAATTCCACGACGGAATGATGCCGCAAGCATTCGAAAAGTAGCTCTTTTTGTAGGTTGATCACCGTATTTTTCATTATGATCATCCACTTTATTTCTAAGGCCTGTTTTAATCTTTTCACTCATAATAAATTTTGAGGGGTCTTTTTGCTTTAGTTCTTCGCCGACTGCTTCCTCGTATTCAGCATGAGTCCTACAGGGCATGTAAATCATCGTCCCGTCTTCATCATGAGAATGAAATCCAACACAACCTATTTCTTGTGCTCTTTCTAATGCCTCATCAGAAGTTGTAAAAACATCTCTTCGTAACTGATACTTTTCATCATCGACCTTTCCCTCTAGCTCTTTGATGACAGATAAAACCGCATCTTTCATTCCTTGTTCGCCAATCTTCGGATTAATCACGCCCCATTTCATTTGTGCGATGATTCCTGCAATATTTGACAAAGTAGGCTTCAAATCGGGATCGGTGAATTGATCGCCATCCCTCAAATGTCTAGCGGCCCATGCTTCCCTTTCTTTGATCCAATCTAAAACAGCAGGGGTTTGTGATCCTTCTCTTGCTTTTTCCCAAAGCCTGAATGCTTCCGTTCCTCGAATATTGCCGCCTGCTCTCCAAATCTTTCTGCCATTCGCTGTCATATCATCGGCTAAATTCTTGGAAAAATTAAAATCGAATTGTGGATATTCGCTGTTTCTCAACGATATTTTTTTATCGTCACCGCGATTTGGGAAATCAGTTTGCTTTGAATCATAAAACTTTATGTCCTCCTCATTGTCCATCTGTAAAGGTTCATCAGGACTCTCTTCATTCAATGCAAAGAGACTTGCGTTAACTAATAAGCCATCCGCACCTTCTACTGAATCGAGTCCAAGACGCTCTCTCGCTTCGTTTCTGGTCATTATGCCCTCACGTACCGCGCCAATCACGTTTTCATATATTCGCTTTCGTCTTTCCGATAACGCAGGAATCTCATTTGTATCAAATAAAAATTCAAGTCCTTCATTGAACTGAGGCATTAACCATTCATTGATATCTGACTGAACTTTCATGAGCATTGGGATAATGGTTTCTTCATATAGAGCTAAACGAGCCTCCGCTACATTTGCATATGTTTGAGCATCGGGTACTCCAACCAATTGTGATGGGACACCAAAGCACATAGCTATGTCTGTTGCACTCATATGCTTGAGATTTATGAAGTCCATATCTTTTGGTGACAATCCCATTTCTTTCCAGTCAAAATCACCCTCCAACAATAATGGTCTGCCGGCGTTTTGAGAACCCGTAAAACGATTATTTAAGTCCGTCAAAAGTTGCTGTCTTTGACTATCTGTAAGATTCACTGCAAATCCTTCATCATCTTTTGGTTTGAATATCACTGCACCCGATGGTCTTGCCCCATTATTCAAAAGATTAATGTTGTGCTTACTACTAAGATTGTGCTGATCAACTTCGACAGCCGCCGCGTTAAGGGGTGACATTCCATAGTAGTCATCGAGGGGATTCCACAATTTAATCTGTTTGAGATCAGAAAATCCATTTTCTTGATCGACATCATAAGTATCAGATACTCTCCCGTTGAGCATATACTCATAACGATCAGGGAAAGCACCACCATTTCCCTTGATGTTTATTCGATCGGGTCGTAGCAAATGTAATTCCTTCGGTACATTGCCCATGCCTTCGATTCGCAATATGTAACTGTTTCCAGATAACAACAAAAAACCAAAAAGCGAGTTCATAAATTCTGCATAACTTTGCAGTGGGTTTGGCCTGCTGATCAGAGCGACCGCAGGATGTGATTCTAAGTTATCTCCGTCTGCATTTAGGATTCGAAAGGGAACACTCGCCGCGCCCTTAGATATTTCATTGACGCATCGATAAACTATAGCGTTCTTCATATAGCCTTCGGATGCTAGATCATCGTAAGTCATTGTTTTTGAAGGCATTGCATTCACCCCAAAATATCCAACCATTGATGAATTTTTCGTTTGTAACTTGTTTCTGTTCCTTCTAAAAAATCTGTCAAATATTGCCATCACGAAATTCTCCAAGACACATCGCCACGCGATTTGCTTAATTCAGTTAAACCCCAAACCAACGCATCAAGTCGGTCAGGAGATGGTTTGGATTCGCCTGTGTATGTACACATTTGACTTTCAAGTTCTGGAAAAACTCCCAGATGGTGAACCTTGCCTTGCTCATACAACGCTGAAATCGGTTGTGCTCTGAGCATCTTGCCACGGGTTGCATGGACTGCCCTGTATTTTACCGTCGAATCAATGCTCTTCAATAAACGCTCCACCAAATCTCCACCGTTGTTAATCTCAGCAACAATAAGGTTGGCTGAATATTTATGGTATAGATCAATCGCCAACCGACCCCAACTATCAGGGCTATACTTCCCCGACTTATCATCTAGTAAATAATACTTATTATTCAGGTCTTTTGCCACTACTACGATTCCTGTTTCATCAGAGTTGGCATTTGATGTCACAGCAGGATCGATCCCCACGCATATTTTTGAAAATTCAACATTTGTTGATTTGGGCAGTCTTGCATCATTTATCATTCGATTATTCCATAAAGCACCATCAACATCTTCGATAATTTCAGCATAAAGTTCTTGTCTCCCAAGATTAGTTCCTTCATATCTTTCTCGTAACATTGCCAAGGTGGATTCAGCTAAGTTATCAGCGTTCTCAAATGTATTTCCTTTAGTTATATACACATCCTTTCGTTTTGAAAGACTTATCAAAAGTTGCGTTGGTTTTGGAGTTGTAGTGATTATACACTTTGGATTCTTTCCTAATCTTAAAGAGAACATTAATTGATCAAAAGCTTCTGG